GTTGTTGTTCCGTAAATATCACACCTGAACGAGATAAAGCCGTTAAACCTCTCGTTGGATCACTTAAAGCTTTTGCTAACTGTAAGAAAGAACTTTTTAAATCAACTTGGTTTATTTGTGCTAAATCAGCCGCCGTTTCTGCTACCCGCCCATAAGATTCAATCCCAATATTTTTAAAACTGGTTAATAATGCAAAACCTTTTTGAAATGCTTTTTCGTCAAATAAAGTTTCAAAACCTAGCTCGTCAGCCATTGCCCTAAGAGCTTTCGCCGCTTTCGGTGCATCGGTACTAACGCGAGTTAATCCATTCGCTAACGTTGCAAAATCGGCCTCTCGTTCTGCTAATACTCTGAAACTTGTACTTAATGTTTTAAATACAGCCGTTGCACTTCCTAACGCTACTAAAGGGCCAACTAAACCCTTAAACGACATCGCAAGGTTTTTAGCTTGACCTTGTACGCCTTGCATTGAATTGCCAAGACGTTTGATATTTTGCTGCCCTTTTACATTTGCAAAGATAGTTAACCCATATTTACCGCCACCTGATCCGGGTATTCCTCTAGGCATTATTTAGACCCCTTTTTATTCAAGAGTGAAACCGCCGCAACTTCCATAATTTGAAAATCCTCGAAAGTTTCTTTGCTATATGCATACATAGTAACAAGGGGAATTACGCCTGAATAGTCAAATCCAATAACTCCACCAACTGACGTACGCCATTGAGTCTGACACCTTAAAAACAATTCAACCGCAGGCCAATTTTCCTTTAATACAACAAAGTCTTTTTCAGGTTCTAAATCGGGGAGAGTAATACCAAGAATCGCCGCGTCTTCCTGTCTTTGATCAATTACCCTGTCTTTTCCCATTGCATATTCAGCGGCGTCTATTAGTTTTTTCGCTTGCCTCCTCCAAGAGCCTCAAAAAAAGCCTTAGCTATTGCACCTGAAACCATTGGCACATCAACTATCTTTTTCAGATTAGCCTTTGTAAATTTTATAGGGTTTCCATCTTCATCATTAACAGATTCCCAACCAACCAAAATTTCGGAAATTAACTCTATATCTGTTATTGAACTATTACTAATACTTTCGCCGATTTCTTTTAGTCTTGTTTGAGTAACCCATTTAAATTCTCCTGTAAATGTTTGAACAGAGTGCTTCCCTAATCCTGTAGGCCTTTCAACTTTAACGGGCCATTTAATCGTGCCTTTTTCGTCTAAAACAAACGCCATTAGTGTTTAATATCTATGCGTAGGGTAGACCCTTTATTACGTTAACGCAATGCTAAGTGAATTTAAGCTCGAACTCGTTGTTGCCTGCCTCTGTAGGAATTGCACGATAAGGGGCGTTAAGCATCCAAACCATGTCACTTTCTTCGTAAGTAATCGCGCCTAAATCTGTTTGTGGACAACTTACCTGACACTTGTTACCTGCCTGTGTTCCGTGAATTAAAATATTATTTCCCTGAGTTGAACCACTAGCCATATTAATAAAATTCTTCGCGCTCATTGCAACCGCTTCTAATACAACTGTCCCTGTTGGTTTTCTATCTGTGATTTGTACGGTATCAGTTGAACCAACTAACGATCTGAAGACAACTTCATTCGCCATATCGAACGACCAAGATTGACAAGCACCCGCATAACTAAATAATTGGAAACCTGTTGTATTTGAATTACCAAAAGCTACAGGCGTTGCTTGATTTGATTTTGTTGGAGTTGGTAAAGCCGTATCCGTTGGGGTATTAAATGTACCAGTAAAAGTAAAGTTAATTACGGGTAATTCTCCAGCGGTCATCTCGATACTAAAACTTCCTCTACTCCCTTTTAAAATCTGTCTTACGCCATTATAGTTCACATAAAAACTAACACTATCTCCCGCCGTACTTGAATTAGGTGAATAAGTAACAGAGGTAGAACTAACAATCGCCTGCGTCATATTACAGGCCTTGAGTAAATCGCCATAGCGGGGACTCGTACCCGCTGCGCCTGATCCACTTAAGAAGCAACTGAAAGTTACGTTTGCTCTTTTATTAACCAACTCAACAGGATAATTCCCAAAATACCCGCTTATGATTTGGCGTTCTGCCTCATCACTAACAATAGGTTCGATATTAAGATCTAATACCTCTAAATAATCACTGCCCGAAATTGTGGGCGTTGTTCCGTAGCTTGACTCGATCTTATAAAGCAGTTGCCTTAGTCTGTAACTTTTAGCCATAACCAAACATGAACCTATGCAACTATATTAATGCCTTATCGCTATTTAGACGTATTAACTTGAAAGATCTGTAGTTGTTGTTTGATAACGGACTAAATAAGAACAAGTCATTACACCAATAGGGCTATCACCGTCAATCGTTTCAAAAGCTTGATTTGTTGGTGCTATGTCCATACACTCACCCCCTAATGTCACATCATTTAAAATTTTTGAATGCATAGAAAGCAACGTTGCATCAACGCCCTGATCGGGTACATCTCCAGAACAAAGAATCGTAACGGTTACAGTTAATGACCAAAAAATTGAAGATGCCGAGGTTTCAAGAGAAGCATCATCGTTAGACCATTCAATTATTAACGCCGGAAGTTGTGAACGTTGCGCAAGAGGTATTGTTCTAGATCGAAAAATGCGCGTACTGACTCCAGTTGTTCCAGCTAACGCCGTCTTAATTGCTGCGAGTATATCTTCCCTTTTAGATGCCATTGTTTAAACCTTTTCTAGTGAAATTTGACAAGTAAGGCCGTCTACTTCTTTTGAATTTGTACGAACTTTATAATTAACCCCGCCTACTGCTATCGCATCGCCTCCAACTAAATCACCAAAATCTGAAGCCTTTACTAATACATTCCGATCTACATAAATAACCTGATCCCCTGCTACAACTTCTGAGGGTTCGTCCAAAATGCCATAAGAAGAAGTTCCCCCAGAAACTACCGCAATGGTAAAGGGGGAATCAACTCCGAGCATCGCTGTTAAATCATCAGCAAATGACATTTAATTAGCCGTACTTCTTAGAAGCCAAAGCAACTACCGCTAGAGCGCCTGCCCCTGTTCCACCTGCAACAGTTGTTGAAACTTTCAAGTACTGCTTTAGCTCAGAAACGTTAACGTAGATTTTTTCAACTAAGGCTGTATTAGCGGAAGTTGTGGTAAAAGATTTTACATCTGTATAAGTACCGCCGCTAGTAGCGCACTCGGTAATTTTTACAGCGTAAGTAATACCAGATCCACCAGCTTCGGCGGTTAAAACAATAGCGGCTGAACCTTCATAGCCCTGAATGTCAACGGCTGAACCAACAGCAGTTGAAGCAACTACGTCATTACCTAATAAGCTTAGGACTTCAGTTTTTGAACCGAGATTTTTAAGAGTCATTTGAAATTTCCTCCTTTATCGGAGTAGTGGGTTTTTTACGTTTAGCAGTTGTTTTTTTCTTCACTTCACAAACAGAAGCTACTTTCGCTTTGCCTAATTGAATAAGGGTTTTTGCATCCTCGGAGGAAGCTTCGACAACCTCCCCCGTTTTTGCTAGTTCCCCTTTTAACCAAGTAGGTCTAAGGAGTTCTATTTTCATCGCTTATTAAGTTCCTAAGCAGAAACTTTCAGCATGACGAACAGCAACATCACAATCCTGTAAAGCAACGATGCGAACAGTACCGCTTGTTGAGTTGGTGTAAGGATCAACGGTTAGATCTAAACCACTCCAGAAACCCATTAGGAGATCATTGAAGTTACCGAAGAAAACATCACCAGTAGCACACTGATTACTAACGAAAGCCCTATAGCCATTCATTTCGCCGTCTTGTCCACCTGTCCAAACGAACTCACCTGAACCTGCATCTTTCTTAGTTCCTTTCAAAGAACCACGCATTGATGCGTTAGTGATATAGCAAGGTGAACCAAGTAAAGCGTTTGCGCTACCTAGATCAGATTCCATTGCAATTACTTCAGGGAAAGTTGGAACAGCACCCGCAAAAGCTTCGGCGCCAATACCGACTGTGTTCTTAATTCCCAAAGGTTCAGAACCTACACCAGAACCATAAAGGCCAGCTAGATCAATCTTTAGCGCAATAACGCGAGCTAAGTCATTTCTAATGAATTGCTCAATTGAAATAGATGATTGAAGAAGTAGTTTTCTTGTTACATCTGTATAGGCTCCCACCGTGCGGGGAATCATTGAAACTTGTGACAATGTTTGGTCTGATTCAGCCGCCGCTGCCCCTTCTGCTATCCAAGTTGCTGACGCTGCGCCTGTTTGCTTAGGAATTTTTATGTTTCCTTCAAGGCCGGAAAGAATTGTTGCTCCAGCTCTTGCACAAGCGCTTTCATTCCTTAACAGGTCTATAAATGAACCTGTTAACAACTCCTCTTTAATTACGTCGCCACCTGCTGAACCCGGTGCGGTTTGTAAATCTCTTGTTAGTACATCTTGAGGAATTGTTATACCTCTTGAAGTTCTGCCAAGTTTTGCAGCCGCCGCCTCACTTGCTTCTATCTCAAAAGAAGCCGCTTCACGTGCGCGTGAATCTGTTGGGTTAGCAAGATAGTTAAGAGCCTTTAAGAAAGAAAAACTTCTTGACTCTTTTTCAGGCATGCCTAAC